GTTTCTTTTCTTCAGGGTGAACTGTTAGGAGCCCTCTAGATCTTATGTTTTGACTACTTGAAAGAAGTTTTCTTGCACGTTTTTGGCTATTACTCTAATACCTTTTCGTCCCATCGTCATTGTTTCACTGTTTAGTGTTACGTATTTTTGAGGTAGTTGTTCTAGTATTAATTAGGCATATTTCTTGAATGATTAGACTTGTGGGTATGTGGAGTGGAACATCATCAGTCTGCTTTAAATGAGCATTGCTTCTCTAGATGAACCAGCTTTAAAAGATTTGTTAGTCCAACCTAATTTTAAGAAAGATGAAGATATGTTTTTCATGCTGGAAGCTTTGCCTGTCATGGTTTCGGCAACTGTAATTTTGCAGAACTCGTATCCTTCGCTATGGTTGTGCTGGTCAAGAGTTATCTGTAATCCAAATATGTCCGCTGCTAAATAAAATTCTTTTTCCATATCTTTGTCAGTGACCATTACATTGTCGTCTCCTTCAACATAAACACCGTCCGTTTTTTATTCATGGTTCATTATTTCTGATACGCTTACTCCGGCATTAGCTGTGGCAGTCATTATATCGTGGGCTTTTTGCACATTGTTATTGGATAATTTTAAAGCACATGCAAATTAAACGAATAAGTGTGTTAATAGGGTGTTGCTCCAAGAAGTGCTTTTAACGCCTGATAGTTTGCATGCAGATGTGTACATCTTGAAGTCCTTATGCATAATGGTGTTGTCAGCTTTTATAACACTATCCCACAAATTCTGCACTTCTAGGGGCGCTCCGCATGATTTCAAAATTTCTGATTGCATCTTGTTACAGTAAAAGGATTGTGTTGAGTCATAAGCTGAAAAGTCTGTCATGTAAGCTCTTCTACCTGTTGATTTCATTTTAAGCAGTTTTTGAGTTATTATTTCTATTGAGTCACCTTTTATGAAAGTATTTAATTTGTAAAGTTTTGGTTGAACGTAAACGTTAACAATGTGTGTTAGATCTCTAAGGTGTGGTATTCCTGCTGCTATTATTCTGCATATTCTTTGGCCCATTAAAGGCTCTGTTTTAACAAAGACTTCCACGGCGTTTTCTTCTCTGTCAAAAGTGTTGACTAGGTCTGATACTTTCTGTATTCTGTTGGCTTTTTGTGCTAAATTGAGCTTGTCCATGTTATTTATGCTATCTATGGCTACTTTCAGCATATGCTGAGCCGTTTATTGGTGGTACAGTTTCTCATCCATCACTTCTATGTTTGTTAACAGTTTATTTGTGTATTATGTGATTAATTTATAATGTTCTGGTGAAGCAACTGTGGGGCTGCATGCTAATCTGTTTTCACTACCTTATAGTAGGGCTAGTGTGCAATTGCAGCTGACTGAGTAGTGTGCAACGCCAGGTTCTTCTTGAAAAACTGGTAATATTTAGTAACAGCCTGGTTTAGCTTTGTGATCAAATGTATCTTTTAGCCTTTGTTATTGTATTTTAGTAAGATGTAAGTGTCTGGAAGGGTCTGTTGTTAATGGTCTGCTTGGTAATAGGCATTGTCTGATGAGTTCATTTTTCCCCGTTTTATCATTGTATTCCACTCTGGACTGTTGTGTGTTGTTAGTGGATTGGAGTCTCTGTTTCATTAGCTAGTTTAGGAATGGTACTGCTTTGTTGGTGTTTTCATTCAGTTGTAAAGTTGTTTGTTTCATCTTGGTGTTGTTTATTTGTAAATTGATTTCTCTTATGTGGTAACTTTTGCCTGTGAAGTGTTAGTGTTTGTTGCCATATTTGTTTTGTATTGTGGCTCCTAGTTTGGTTTTGTGCTTTAATTCGCATTTTTAAGGACATTCTACCACTTCCTGTATATGTCTTTGTTGGATAACCATGTTGTATAATTGCTCTGATATGATTCCATATGCATGACCGCCTTCCACCACTATTTGTATGGTGGGTGAGTTCTTGACTGATTGTCCTGCTGTGTAGTAGCCTTCCTCATTTTCAGTGGTCCATATTTTAACTGTTATGCATTTGAAAGCATGGCTGAGCTGTGAAGCTATATCAATTAGGTTAATACCTGACTGTTTAACTGTTGTTAATAATTTTT